ACTCTTGAAAGATGAAAGGGACTTTTTTCTTTTGGTTCTTTTCCCAATAATCCAGCATGAAACACATGTCCTGAAAGCCTTTACTCACATAAGACAAAGCCTTGTCCACATCAGCGGAAGGTTTTGAGACATAACGTTTATCGCGATTTGCCATTTGATGCGCATGAGCATCGCGATAATTCTTAAATTCGATTGTAGGCAGACACTCAATACCGCATTCTTCCATGACTTGCTGGCCTTTGGCCCGGTCAAGCTCCCATGAAGTGACCTCAACATTAGAAGTGAAGAGGGGGAAACCTCGGGCACGGTAGCCTTCCAGTTCGACCATATACTTGCAATTGTCACTAGCCAGTATAAGATCAGCCCACTTCATATGTGGTCGAAAGTCAGGAACTTTTGTGATAAGTCCGTCACCGACAGGGTATCGGTCGCCATGTTTGTCCGGTCCCATGAAGGTTCGGACAGTATGACCTTGGGCTTCCGCGCGGAGGGCGAAATCAACGAATGATGCAGTTGCATCTATAAGGAGGATGTTCATTCGCGTGAACCTGTGAATGGGGCGTGAACCTACCCGAGAATTTCTCGTTATTGTACCCGATTAAATTTTTTCTACTTTTCTGTGTGCGGGATTGATGCAGAGGGGATTTTGACAGCTTAGGACAACCCTCTCACCGGGCTTTAACTTCCAGACAGCAGCACGGTTAACAAGCGTCCATTTGCCGTCCCAACAAAATGATGGGGCACCGGATCGGGGATGTCGCGGACCTTTCCATATCCAGCACCCACCGGGAACCTTCAGCGTCAGGCTATCTTTGACACGTTGCCTATTGGACTTTTCCATTGAACTCTCCATTATTCCTACAAACAATTCCTTATATATGGCTAGTCTTTCGATCAGACAGCACAAATGGCCAGGAATAATCCTAGCCTTGGTACGCTCGGCGCTTCTTTTAAGCCCTCCCGACCTTTCAGTCGGGTGTCTAGCCTTGGTGGTGGGCTGTGCTCTTGCAGCCGAGCACGTGTTGCGTGTTCCTCTAAACAGTGTGATGCGGGGCTAGCTAGGCCCCATCGGTAGTAGGCCGATTCACACTTGCAACGATTACATTGTAGGGGGCGGGGGCCGGGATGGCTAATAGATTTTGCCTATTGCCCTCATAGCCCCCGCCTATAGACATATTTGTAGGAATTAATCTACATTAATTCCTATCAATAATTGGTATTCGGCCCCGCAGCCGTGCCAATCGCCGCCGCAATATGACGCTGGATGAGGGAGAGCTTGTCTTTCCCCTTGTATGCGGCCAAGAGACGGTTAACGTCACTCTCCAGTGCCTTCAGTCTCTCCGGCGGGATCATCTTCCCCTCCGCAAGCATCGGCCGAATCCGCTCCGTCCACTGCTGCCGCAAATTCCCCTCCGTCATATTGCGCATTGTCTGCCGCACGCTCTGTTCCAGCACCTCCTTGCCTCCGGGTTGCCCTGCCAGATACCGTGCTGCCAGCCTAGTTTGCTCTGGCTTGCCATTCAACAGAAGACTCCGAACGGCCTCAGGGCTCTCCCCACCCTTGAGGATGGTTTCCAGGCCCTTTGCCGGTGCAAACTTCTCTTCCCTCGCCGCGATAGCGGCCTTGGAACCTTCGTCAGCTAGTCGTTGTTGTGTCGCAGCAGCACCCTCCGCTGCCTTCGACGCCCGCTGGATGCCAGCCTGACGCTCAGCCTCCGCCGCCGCAGTGCCCGCGATCCGAGTCTGCTCGGCTTCTTTGGCCTTGGTGGTGGCTCTCGCGGTGAGTTTGTTGTTCACACGCTCGATTTGCTCCAGCTTGTTGGCATAGGCATTGGCCCTAGCCGTCAGCCCAGGCACCTCCCTCATCCAGTCTTGGTTGTCGCGGACCCACTTCTTGGCTTGTGCCGCAGACTGCCCCTGCATCGACCGGGCAGTGTAGTCTGCAGCCTGCCTCTCGACCAATTGAGGGTTGCCTGTCAACTCTTTGGCATCTCGAATTGACTGTTGACTGTTAAAGAATGCCTTGGGCAATGCCTTGGGATCGCCTGCAAACCTCTCGGGGTCGATCCGATCAACAGCTGTGAGCTTCTTTCCGGCCTTGGAACCGAATTTGGTGAGCCCACCAGACGCCTCGGCATACTCTGATTGCAATGTGCGCTGCACAGGGCCAGCAAACTCCTCTTGGGCTTTCGAAATCTGTGCGTACATCTTCTGAGCAGCCTGCTTCCCAATCGCCTCATACCCCTCGGGAGTCGGATTCCCCGCAATCACATCCCCAAGCCGCCTGCGCACCTGATCCACAGCCTCAAAAGACAGCTTTTGCTTTTGGGGGTTCACCGCATCGTAGACTTGCTGATACACACGCCTCACCCCCGCGTCGGTTGTCTTGGCAAATCCACCCTCGCCAACTAGTTTTCCTGTCAGCTCTTTCTTGAGGCTAGCCATCGCAGCAGTCTGGCCAATGTCCTGACCTGCCGTTTCCTTTGCTTTGACTGCAGCATCACGCTCAGCGACTGTGGCTTGGTAAGCTTCATTTCGGGCCTGAATCTCCGCTCCTTGCTTTGCCGTGGCGGCTTGGCGCAAGGTGTTGCCAATGTCAGACAATTCCGAGACTTGGCCGACTTTTGCCAGTTCCGGGGCCGCCTGCGCCAACACACGATTGGCCGTTGCCAACTTACCATTAGAAGCTTTGTCTAAGGCTGCGGCCCGTTTGGCGGCGTCGGCACGGATGGACTCGGCATGGGTCCGGGCATCGTCAATGATCCGCGTGGCGGCCCCGGCATCCGACCGGGCAATAGCCGCCGCCCGTTGATGTGCATCGGCCAACACGGCATCCGCAGCCTTATCCGCTGCCTGCCTGTCAGCCTCCACACCCTTCTGAAGCATCGCATGCATGGCCGTTTGGGGTTGCCCGGCTTCAGCCAGTTTCGCCAGGTTCTCCCTGGCGGTCATCACGGCCTTTGCGATATCCGGTGATGCTCCCAACGCCTTCTGTGCGAAGTCCCACGCCAGCTTTACAGGCTTCCCCACGAATCCAGCCACTGTGCCTGCACTTGGGGTGAGCATGCCTCCAGCCACACGGGCAATGTCTGCCTGCGTTCGCGAGCCTCCAAGAGCTTCTGTAGCCTGACCAGCCGCTTCGGAGGTGAGACCGCTGGCGGCGCCGATTCCGGCTTCGGCAAGGCGTGCCCCTCGCATGGCAGCACCTGTTTCGACAAGCGCTGGTCCGACAGCCTCCCCCACCACGGGAAGAAAGCTCGCTGCCATGCCAAGGCCTGTGACAATTTCAGGCGACAATGCCCCTGCAATGCCGCCGAATGCTGTGCTACTTGCAATAGACTTGGCAGCACTAGAAATAGTGGGGGGAGGCACTGGTTTGTCATTGGCATCGAGACGGTTCAAGGGGTTGGCTTGGCGAAGGCCTGCAATGGCGTCTTTGGCACGATCGGAGGCCGTTGCGGGTTTGGCAGGGGCCGTTGCGGGCACAGGCTTTTCTTGGGGAGACTGAGACTGCATCTTCATCTGCTGCTGCAAATAGCCATATGCCTGCTCCGGCGTGGTTCCTTCCGGAGCTGTAACAGTCCCAGAACGACCGTCCGGCAGGTCAAATGTGAAGTCGGGCATGTTAATGAATCCTCACTGTTACGCCGGGGGGCAGACCACCACCAGCTGGGAGAGGTGGCAAGTCGGCGGGAGCATTGCCAGTGCCTGAGCCGGGCAAACCAACACCTCCGGACTGCGATTCTACTTGCATCTTCTCAGCCGTATCAGCCATGGAACCCCCCGTCGTAAGCATCTGACGGCGAAGCTTGGCATCCTTTGTGGCCTTCAACACATCTTCAGGCAACGGCACTTTTTGCATTTGCTTCAACGCCTCTTGCCGCATTGCCTCTTGTTCCGGGTTCGGAAGAGTGCCAGTGGACTCTAGGCGGTTACGGATGATATCAATGGCATTGGCATATTTGAATACAGCCACTGCCTTTGGTGTTCCGGCATGCGCTGTAACAATGTCTTGCATCTCGTTGATGGTGGCTTGATTCGCCCCCCGGCCTGCCCCTAGTGTCATAGCACGAGAGATTTCCAAACCAAGCCCTTTGGTCGCAACATTGTAATCTTGCATATCCTCTGGGGTGAGGACATTAGTGCCGGTATTAGTGAGTTGGTGAACAAGTGTGCCATCGTTGATGCCGGTGAACGGGCCTGTGGTTTGACCCGTGTCCATTGCCCCGATGATACGCAGACCGCGAAGCGCTTCCCGGCTCGATGCCACGACAGCTTGTGACACATTGCTAGCATTTTGACCTTGTTTCGACGCTCCAATCTTTACATATGCAGGATCGGCCAAGTCTCTGGTGCCCTTGATTGACTGGTCAGGATTATACTCGTATATGCCAGTAGCTGTTTCTATATGACTAGGAGCCTTTTCGGCTTTGGCTTGGATCATAGCTTCGCGAAGCATCACATTGTCACGATGCTCTTGCAAGATACGTTTCTGTGTCTGGTCATATTCACGCTGTTTTTCCTGCCGATTCTGATCCATCTCATAGGCTTTTTGAACAAAGTCAGCTTTTTGCGAAGCATCTTTCGACGCCAGCTTCTGATTGTTGAGCCACGAAGCAAACTGCGGTGTGCCCGGCATAGGGATTTCGGTCGGTTTTTGACCCGCATCAATAGCCTTGCGTGCCAGATCCTTGTACCCCTCGGGTGTGGGGTTGGCGGCATAGTCATCCGCAGCATTCGCCAATGCTTCTTTCTTCACTTGCTGTTGTTGAGCGACGGCTGCGGCTTGTTCCTTGGCCTCCTGAAGCTTGCCCTTCGCCAATTCCCCCATCGTGTTTGCGGTGACAAAATCACCACCCTGTAGAGCAACCTGTGCGCCTCTCTCCAGCATCCCCGCAGCCTTCACCGGGTCCGTAACGTTGCTTGCATCCTTGGCCGCTTCGGACGACAAGAACGACCCCACAGCTTGCTGGGTTTGCTGTTGGCGTTGGGCATTGGCAATGGCGATTTGGCCCATCGCGATTTGCTGCTTCTTCAGGTCAATGTCTTCTTGCTTCTCTTGAAGCTCTTGGCCTGTGATGATGTTTCGCCCGGCGGCCAGTCCGAGGTTTGTCAAAAAGCCTGCCATGATGGGCTCCTTTTAGACACTGAAGCCGTAAACGTTACCACCACCAGAATAGCCCGTGGAGGTATCAGCAAAAGCGCCGGAGAAGTCACCACCGCTAAAAGAGCCGCTGGCGGGGTTGAGCCAATTCTGGAAAGTGTTACTGTTTCCAAATCCTTGAATACCCTGATTCACAATCCCTCCCACTTGGTTGCCAAGAGCGCTGGCACTCTGCTGATTAATAAGGTCTTGCTTTTGCAGAATCTGACCTGCCGTACCAGGGGAGCCGATGTTCGCACCAGCCAATTGGGCCAAAAGCTCTGCTTGGTTGTAGTATTGTGTGGAGGCCTCGTTACCGGCCTGCGTGGTGAGAGCGGACAGCACATTGCCACTATTGAGCATGCCCTGCGCTGCCGCCGACCCTTCCACACCCTTCAGAGCCTGATCCATTTGGAACTGATACCCCGGTGTGCTTGTCACCGAAGAGGGGTTGTTGATGAGGTTGGCCAGCATGGTTTGATACTGCGGGCGTTGACCAGCAAAAGGATCGGCAGCACTTGCAGCTTGTTGCGAGCCTCCGCCGCCACCGCCCCCACCAAGAATTGACGATGTTGCTGCTCCGGCCACACTTGCCCCAACTGCTCCGGCGATTACGCACATGATTACTCCCCCTTCGGAAGGTCTTTGAGCTTGAGTTCCATGACCACATCATCTGCGATATAGCCACGCTTTTCGAGGATTTTGAAGAGCAGCCCCGTGCGGGTGACAGGCCAGCCTACGACACTGACGCCACGGGAGCGGAATTCTTCTTCAATGCTCGACATGAACCGTGGCATGCACTGGCGATGGGCTGGGCGAACATAGAAAGTGTCCACATTTCCACACAATTCTTTTCGAAGGTGCAGACTGTGGTAGGTGATGAGCAGGGCATAGCCCTGCAAAACCCCCTCGGCATCCCGCAATGTCAACGCAACGAGGAAACCGCCAGCCTGCATTTCAAGATAACGTTCATTGTGTGGGTCAATCGGCAACCCTCGTTGGCCATGGTAGGCACAGGTGTCTTGCTTGATCTCTGAGCATTCATCCCAACACTCTTGACCAAGGGGGGTGATTTCTGCTGCGAGGTCGAGGGTAAAAGGCTCAATTGCAATTTTCATGGAATTTTCCATAGGAATTAAAGTAGATTAATTTCTACAAATAAATGCTTTTTACCGTGACAGCACCGTTGCAGCAATCTTAACAGCATACAGCCTCAACGGGGTGTTGTCTTCGTGTGTCATCATCCAAGCTCTCGAACGGCTCGCACCGCAATTCCGGAGCTGCTTGCGAGGATACTGGAGGCTGATGGCCCGAGGGGTGCTGAATGTCTGGTAATCGTCATCTGTGAAGCTTATGTTAATGCTGGTGGTCGTGGTAGCGGCAATTTGTTGCATGTAGGAGAAACGCTTGTAATTGAGATTCCCCCACTCATAATTCGGTGTGGTGCAGGAGACAGGAATCGTGCCATTCGCATCAGTGTACGTGTCAGGAGACACAACCATCACCAAACCGGAGGTGGTGTCTTGAAGAAACTGTTGTGTGCCATCCGTGGCCCCGTACAGCCCGGCGAAGTTTGCCAATCCGGTGTTGGCTCTTGTTTTCCACGTTGACCAGATCTGCATTTCAGTATCGTAAACCAACGTGTAGGCAGGAACTGCGCTTTGCAGGAGGTAAAATTGATGCCCTGCCACACGAAAAGACGCTGAGAAGAGTACTTCCAGGTTGGTTTCCTGCAGGATCTTGTCCACGTAGGGGGTGCTGACCTTGGTGAGTTGCAGACCCTGCATGGCCTTTACTGATGGGCCATATTCACTGTCAATTGCCACGAAATAGGTCACATCTGCCAATTCTTGAAGCGTATTGCCTCTCGGGCATCCCGTGGTGTAGGAAGCTGAAAGAACCGGTGCCAGCGCAATCCCAGACCCATTGGGGGCTGCATTGGCATCATAGTAAACCTGAATCCCCCGGGTGTAATAGGCAATGATGTAGTTGAGGTGGCGAATAAGTCCCCGGCCTTGCCCTAACCAGTAATCAGCCTGAATAAAATCTAGCGCAGGCCATGTCGTGCCATCATTCAAGGCGCTGCCATAGACTTTCCCTAGGGTGTCCATTACATAGATAACACCGTCAAGCTCTGCCATGCCTGGGGCCATCGGTGTAGGGTTGCCAGAAATCAACGTGGGCGTCGTCCCCACGATCTTCCACATCTGAACCCCGTTGTGTAGATAAGAGGTTCCGAAGGGAAAGTCACTGACGGAAAAGTAGTTCTGATCAGAGACAGTCAGCCCAGGCAGTGTGATGGAAACGAAGGGGTTCCCATTTTCGTACAGCTTGTCATTCACGATCCACCAGAGACCCCCACTGATGAAAAGGCTGCCCTGTGCCACCCCCACGGGACCACCAGGATTGTAATAAAATGTCCCTGGCCGTTTGACAATGCAAACTCCCTGGCTGTCTTTCTCAACCATTGCATTGACCATTTGAGCGTCGGAGGTCAGCTTCCCATCCCGCGTCTCAATGTCATGCGCCCAGGTGATTTCCAAATCCCCCATGCCGGATTTTGTCATGTCAGCCATGGTTACATCCTCTGACGTTCGCTGGGGGTGAAAAACACGCTGGTCTGCTCTTGACCGAACTCTGCGTTGAAGAACTTGTCACGATAACCAGTGGCCTTGTCGTTGATTTCTTTGCGCTCGTCGGCGGGGGTGCGGTATTCGAGGCAGATTTCATCGGCCAGACACCACTTGAGCATCCGGTAAGCTTCCTGCGGGAAGTAAACGTTGTTCGTCAACGAGCCTACATCCATCATCTGCAATTGCACCACAACGTGGATAGTGTGCGTGGCGTCAATCGGCACATCGTACAGGGTGAGGGTGCCCGAATTCAACTGCGGATCGTACCAGACTTGATTGGGGATGCCAGGCTGAAACTTCTGCCCAAGCGTGTCCCAATCATATCGCGACGTCATAAAGAGGGTGACGCTATTCCCGGCTTGATCCA